AACCACTGGATAGGCGGTAATACCACAGGGTAGTGCCTTCAGTTCATAGGCCTCTCTAGCAGCGACAAGGTTAGCCTCAAGCCCAGCAAGCTGTCCCTTCAAGCTAGCAATTTGATTCCGAAGAGGCTCTCTAGGGTCAGAGGCTGGAGAAGTCCACTCAACGATGTACTCATAGACATCACCAGTAACAAAGTTTACGGTACCAGCAGGCCACACACCAGGAGGTAGTTTAATGTTCACATTGTTGTGACGTTTCTTACCTACTCGGATCTTCTTATTAGTTGGTAGAGGCCAAGGTTTGTTAACATCAAGCGTGCGACCCTTAGGTATTTTCATTACTACATGACCAAGAGTAAGCTCATAGGCGTTTTTCCCGATCTTCTTGTCTTGGTAGTATACCTCAGTACCAGTGGCTGAGTAGTAGTTCCTAGTTAGCTCGTTAATCTGATGTTCAAGTGACCATATCTGATTCCAGATATGATCAACATTCCACTTGGCTACACGGTAAGCTTGGGTAGCTTGTTCAAGTGCTACGTTGTCACACTGAGCAAGACCAGCATTAGGATCACCATCATCTACTTTGATGTGATCAGAGCTAGGCTTATCGGTATAGTTGACAGCCCGAGGCAGTCCATCAAGTAACGACCATACCCTAAACAGCCCATCTTTGTATTGGACAATGTATTGCTCGTCTTCATCCCTGTAGATGGTAAACCACTTACCACCACTGGTTGTATCTAGTGTGCCAATACGACGACCACCAGGACGCTTCAGTAGGCCTTGTGTGACATCAGGCAGACCATTCACTAGATCACGAACTTGTCCAGGTCTCTTCAGATAGTCAGGTTGTTGAGAAATCCCGTGAGAAAAGTTAGGGATGCTTTGTGTAATAGCTGTCATCGTGCAAGAACCTTAAATGGTTGATATGCAGAATAGCCACCCTCAAATCCAAAGTAGCTGTAGTCACCCTGATTACATTCATATTCAACACAGGCAGCACGTGCCATGCCTTCAGCATCAGAGGCATACTTATAGGCTTCTTGGTTACCCACCATCTGTGCAGCAGCTACACGGGATGCCCTGAGAGTGATGTAACGCTTGAAGCATTGGGGAAGGTCAGAGTAATCAAACTTCCAGAGGATGTCACACTCCAACTTACCAGTGAATTTGTAGGTATGGTTCTTCTTGTCGTAGAGCTTACGTCCTCTACGGATTACATCTTGGCTGCGGTAAACAGGATCAGCTGAGAAGTCCATCTGTAGGACATTTTCAGGGAGCAGCACCTCACCGTCACTGTTTGGGATCAGCGGATATGCATCCTCTCGATTAAATACCCATCCTTCATTTTGAACATCCTCAGAAGCTGTCTCTAGAAGGTTATAAGCGAAGCTAACTTCAGGGTTCTGGAAGTCAAGAGTGGTGATAGGTGCCTGGCCGATAGTCCCCAGGATCGTGTTAACAGCGGACAGTTCGGTGTCGGTATCGTAGGTCGTTGGGAACATGGTATAACAATAGCGTTATATGTATGGATAAAAAAAAGGGAGCCCGGTTAAGGACTCCCCAGTGTTGCTACTTCAGATAGCAGGAAGGTTACACTCAACACCACCCGCATAGTTGCGGATGCCTTGAGAGACAGACACTACCTTAGAGGCAGCGATAGCCGTGCCACCATAGGCACGTTGGGTACGAGCAACAGAGGCTCGGGTTGCGGTACCACACACACCGCTAGGTGCAGCAGTGGTACCCTTCTCAACAGAGACGTTAGCAGCCATGGGTATTCTCAGTATTTAGAGGAACGAGGATCATAGGTCTCACTCTTAATCGAGTAAGCTCCACGACCAGAAATAGTATTACGACGAGGAAGGGTAACTTCCACGACAGTATGACCAGTTACAGTAGGGAGCGCAGTGGTACTAACACCACCACCTCCACCAGTACCAGTAGCCATGATTAGTTACCTCAGACTGCTTGCAGTTCGATAGCAGCGGCGGGGTTCAGAGTACCCACACCCATTGCCAGACGACCAACGATGATGTCGCCCTGGTACAGGACCGACACATCACCAGAGGTGGTTTGCACTTGAGGACCAATAGCCTCGACCACACCAGCAGCATCCTTCTGGTAGATCAGACCACAGTGAGCAGAGAAGTCACCGCTGTAATCGTTGTTCTCACCGGACACCTTAGCAATGGTGCCAGCCTTGAACGGCAGGTTGTTAGAACGACGGATGGAGATACCAGCGATCTCATAGAGACCTTCACCGCTGTTCAGGTTACCTTGGCTAGAACCAAAGTCACGGTTGAGGATGTTGGTGTCCACTTGGCTCACCAGAGCGTAGTACTGACGCGGGGTCAGGATAGCAGTACGACCTTGCTTAGGCAGGTTCTTCTCATCGAGAATAGCAGCAGCTTCAAAGAAAGCATCGACGAGGTGTTGAGCACTCAGCTCGTTACCAGCACCAAGCTTGATGATCGAACCACCAGGCTCAGGACCAGGGGCAGCAGTGATGGGGTGAGCTTCACGGGCAGCCTTAGCGATGGTGCGGAAGATCTTCTTATCGTATGCCTCAGCAAGGGCATAACCGATCTTCTTAGCGATCTCGCCACGCAGGCTGTAGTGGGCAAGAGTCTCATCCAGGTCATAGACGAAGGCGCTGGAAACCAGCAGGTCGTCACAGACGATGGTCTTCTCAGCCACAGGCGGATCACCACTACCGAGGATAGGGGTACCAACGGTGTGGTAGTCAGCCGTCATACGGCCAGTGAAGATGAACTGAAGGCTCTTGCCATTCTTGAGGGTACGGTTCTGCACGGTACCTTTAGCGATACAAGCAGCTTCATACGCTTTGAACAGCTCACCGCTGAACAGCTTCAGGTACGTTGCGTACTTAGTATCATATACACGAGACTTGTCGGTGTCAGCGACAGCTTTGTTGACGACGCCGAAGGGCGATTGGGTTGCGTTAGGAGCAGCCATTGTTAGTAAAAGAGAGAAAGTGAAGGACTTGCTCTCAAACGTTTGAGAAATTTTTGTAGCAGTTTTTTTTTGTTCGTCTCTCCGAACTGTCAATGGCAAAGGGTATCGACCGTAGTCGGCCTAAGCCAATAGGAACAAGGTCCGACACTGAGGTGCCTTGCTCCCGTTAATTAAGCTGCGACCTTCTCTACACCCTTAGGGCTCAGTGCCTTGCAGCTGGCAAGATCACCAGCCTTAGCATGGGGCTCAGGGTATGCAGGAATGAAGAACCGATCACCAGTAGTCTTGACGACATACTCAGGGACAACAGTAGAAGTCTTGGGATCGTAAGAAGCTTTAGCCATTGTGTTTGTCCAGATAGTTTGCAGCGAGTCGGAGTAAATAGGAAGAGTCTTGCATAAGACCTAGAGCCGTGTTGCAGTTGTTACACAGCAACTCCCGAACGGCTCCAGTCTCATGGTCATGGTCTACAGCAAAGTGATTCCACCTACCTCCAGGTTCAGTAGCTGGGCAGATAGCACACTTGCCGCCTTGACGCTCATACATGGCGTCGTATTCTTCTAGGGTTATACCGTATAAACGGTTTAGATGGTTAGACCTGACTCTGGCAGGATCGGTGGTCGCCTTAATGCGAGCCTTTGCACAATCCTTACATTCAGTGTGCCGTTCCTCAGGTCTACCCTTTCTACCAGACTTATAGAACTCTTCTAGATCTTTTTCAACGCCGCATTTGCGGCACTTCCTCAACCGATAGTGGGAGCCGTGAGAGCCACGGGAAGGCTCTCTGCAGCAGCTAAGTCCAAAGGAAACCCATGACTATTACGTTCATGTATGACTTCAAAGCCAAGGTTGGCACGGTTAAGAATGTCAGCCCAAGTAGGTACTGGACGCATTTGATTATCTAGAATAGATTGAACATAGTTCAGGCCATTCAGATTAAAGGCCATAGTAGATACACCCAGAGCAGCGAACCAGATACCAACAACAGGCCAAGCAGCCAGGAAGAAGTGAAGACTCCGACTATTATTAAAGCTAGCATACTGGAAGATAAGACGACCGAAGTAGCCGTGGGCCGCCACGATGTTATACG